CTTCGCCCAGGTGCTGCCGGTCAAGGGTGTCGAGGGCTTCAACCGGGCGGCCCCCGTCGCCGGCCCCACCTACGTCGATGTCAGCGACCGCGGCAGCCGCATCCGCCGCGGCGCCCGGCTGTGGACGGTGGCGGTCGCCACCTTCAAGGCGGAGACCTACCGCTTCCTGCGTCTCGACCGGCCCACCGACGAGGAGCGTGCCGGCGGTGCGCCGGCCCCTGCCGGCAGCGTGCATCTGCCGCGCGGCATCGATGCGGAGTGGATCAAGCAGCTGGTCGCCGAGCAGCTGGTCACCGTCAAGACGAAGCGCGGCTTCTCGCGTCCGGAGTGGCAGAAGCTGCGCGAGCGCAACGAGGCGCTCGACTGCCGCGTCTACGCCCGCGCCGCCGCCTGGATCGCCGGCGCCGACCGCTGGACCGAGGCGAAGTGGCGTGACCTGGAAACGCAGCTGGTCCCGGTCGAGACCGGCGGCAATCCGCCGGCCCCGCCCGCTGCACCCGGAACGGCCACGGCGCCGGCGGCATCGGCCGGACGCCTACGGACCGCATCGCGCCGGGGGCGGCGGGTGTTTCAATCGAGCTATCTGAGCTGAATGATGACCCTGGACGAGCTGACCCGCCACCGGACGGCGCTGCTCGCCGCCCGCTATCGTGGCGTGCGCACCGTCGAGGTCGACGGCAGGCGCGTCACCTACGCCACCGACGCCGAGATGGCGGCGGCACTCGCCGACCTGGAGAAGCGCATCGCCGCAACGACGGCCGGAACGCTGCGGCGGCGGATCCTCACCTCGGCGAGCAAGGGGCTGTAGATGGCAGGGATGCTGACGCACTGGCGGCGCCGCGTCGGCGCCTTCATCGGCGGTTTCGAGGCCGGGCTGGCCAACCGCCGGCTGAAGGGCTTCCAGCCGAGCCGGGCGCACGTCAATACGCTGATCGCAGCAGCCGGTGCCGACATCACCGCCCGCGCCCGCTGGCTGATCCGCAACAACGGCTATGCGGCGAACGCCATCGAGAGCTGGGCCGGCAACGTGGTCGGCGCCGGCATCAAGCCGTCCTCGCTGATCGCGGACCCGAGGCTGAAGGCCCGAGTCCAGAAGCTGTGGCTGGCGTGGACCGACGAGGCCGATGCCGACGGCTTCACCGACTTCTACGGCCTGCAGCGGCGCGCGGCGCGCGAGGTGTTCATCGGAGGCGAGGTGTTCTTTCGCTTCCGCCCGCGCCGGCCGCAGGACGCGCTGACCGTGCCGCTGCAGCTGCAGATGCTGCCGGCGGAGATGCTGCCGCTGAACAGGAACGAGGTGCTGGCGAGCGGCAATGTCATCCGCCAGGGCATCGAGTTCGACCGCATCGGCCGCCGGATCGCCTATCACTTCCTGCGTCGGCATCCGGGCGATGTCACCGATCCGGGGTTGGCAGGCGAGACGGTGCGCATCCCGGCGTCGGAGATCATCCACGTCATCGATCCGGTGGATGCCGGCCAGCTGCGCGGCGTCTCGAGGTTCGCGCCTGCGATCGTCAAGCTGTTCCTGCTGGATCAGTACGACGACGCCGAGCTGGATCGCAAGAAGGTGGCGGCGATGCACGCGCTGTTCATCACCACCCCGGCGCCGGCCGAGCCGTTCGATGCGCAGGAGAGCACCGGCGAGCACGGTGAGCGAACGCTGGACCTGCAGCCGGGGCAGATCGTCATGCTGGAGCCGGGCGAGCAGGTGCAGACCTCCGATCCGGCCGACTCCGGTGCCACCTACGAGCCGTTCCAGTACCGCACCCTGCTGCAGGTCTCGGCGGCTCTGGGCATTCCCTACGCCTACCTGTCCAACGACATGATCAAGGCCAACTACTCCAACGCGCGGCTGGCGCTGCTGGAGTTCCGGAGGCGCACCGAGGCCTGGCAGCACGCGGTGATGGTCTGGCAGCTGTGCCGGCCGGTATGGCAACGCTGGATGGACACCGCCGTGCTCGCCGGCACACTCGCCATCGCCGATTACGAAGCCGACAGGCGCGGCTATCAGGCCTGTGCCTGGCTGCCGCCGAAATGGGACTGGGTCGATCCGCTGAAGGACGCCAAGGCCGAGATCGAGCAGATCGCCGCCGGCCTGAAGAGCCGCAGCCAGGCGCTGGCCGAGCGCGGCTACGATGCCGAGCAGGTCGACGCCGAGATCGCCGCCGACCAGGCGCGCGAGCGGACGCTGGGACTG